TCTGTAGCATTGCGATAGACTACGTAAGCTTGGGCAAATTTCTCATGTTTTTCAGAAAGGCCATCGTGAACAGGCTGCTTTTTAGCCATTACTTTTTACCTTTAAAGTAATCTAGATAGTATGGAAGTTTGGCATGGAAAGAATTTTTAAATACTTCATGTACTAGGGTGTTAGTTCCATGAACTACAATGTTAGCATCTACAGTTTTATTGTTAAACAATCGTTCACAATCCTGTGCCATAGCCAAAAGTTCTCCAGTAGTCCAAAACTTTACACCATTAGTCTCTACTGGAATGTACTTTGGCTTATCATCCAGTTTTTCTTTCTTTTGTTCTTCTGTAAGGAAGGGAATGTTACAATCAAAACCGAATAGATGGAAGTTTCTAAAACCTAGTAGGTGCATAAGACCAAAGCCACGCATTGCAGCACACGTTCCTCCAGTAACAAAGGTAGTGTCTGGAGATAAATTAGTGCTTTTGTTAACCTCAAATATGCGAGGATCTTTAGTTGCTTGTCTAATTGCGTCTGAATACGCATGCCAGCCATGAACATTTTTAGTTCTTTTAATTATATACTTTGTAACTGAAGGGTCAGTCATAGATGCAATAAAGAAATTTGTAAATTGATCTATATTATTGAATAACTTTTTCCTTACAATTCCATGTGTAGATACACCATCAATTGGACGAGGATCTAGGATAATACAACCCCATTGATGAATTTGTTCTGAAAGTAATTTAGGATAACTATGTTTAACGGATAGAACGACACCATTAGTTCTTTTAATTGTTTCTCTAAGTTCATTAAAGTTAAGTGATGGACCAGCAGATACGATAATTGCAGTCTCAGAATTAGGTCTACAAGCCTGTGCAATTCCCCACTTCTTAATAAGACTTAAATTTTCATTGATATTATTAATGATATAGTCCTTTGGCATACAGTCCCTAGGACGTACAACAATAGGTACACGCATCAATTCTGGCGGTAGAGGCGGTAGAGAAGTATCCTGAACATACACAGCAAGATGCGTAATTCCACCATCTTTAACTTTATCGCTAGAAGGAAGGACCATACAAATCTGTCCATCTTTCTTATGTTCAGAAATCTCAGCAAATAATCTATTTGTTCCCTGATGTTCTTCACCTAAAATATTCCCATTCTCATCTTTACTAAAGAAATCGTCAAACACAATTACGGGAACATGTTTTAAATTTTCGTAATCGCTACGAACTGTTTCTTCGCTATGTCCACCGTCAATATATGCAAAAGAAGCTTTAGCAATAATATCTTTTGCTTCTTTAAGAGTTTGCTTAGAATCTCCTTTAAATAAAGTAAAGGTAAAAGTCTTACCTTTTTCTTTCATTTTAATTGCAAATTCATTAAGACGGTTTGTTATTGCGTCAAGAGTGTTATGACGTTTTGAGTTTAACTCGATTTTATCAAGTTCTTCTGTAGCTTCTTCAAATAAATCAAACCCTACATAACTAACGCTATCTGTTTTTTCAAAAGCTGCAAGAGCCATTTCAATGGCCCTACCACCATTCCATGTACCAACTTCTACAATTGAATCTTTAGCGTATGTTCTTACAAGTTTTGCTAATTGGTTATAACGTGGAAGTTTAACATCTGGAGCAACATCATTTGGAATGTCATGCTTTAAATTACCCTTAAAATGTTTCATGTACTGAGATAAGGGTGACTGTGCAAATGCCGCAAGTCCCTTAACGTCTGGTGTAAGATTATGTGCACGTAGGCCATGTGCAATATAAATCTTTAACAGCCTGTCAAAGATAAACCCATCATGCCATTCACGGTATGAAATAACTTCACCAATATCATAGCAACCGCGAAGATCACCTAGTAGGCAATAGGTTGATTCACTACTAATATTAAAAGCAACAAAAGAAGTTTCACTATAGTCAACGTCTTTTCGTCCAAGATAAACAAGTTCTGCTTTATCTGGTAAAATCTTTAGCAGCTTTTCTTCTGACAGTGGTTTTGTTGTAATTGTATCGGCATCTAACCATACCATCCAGTCAGAATTTGTTGTAGTATCGCCAAGTTTAAAGGCACAGTCCGTCATAGCATAAACTTTGTGGCACCACTTAATGGCATCCATACGCCAATTGTAAGGCGTTTTTCCACCCATAGTGCCATCGTAAACTTTCATACGTTCACGATAATCTAACATGTCTTTGACATTGTTAAGATTACGATATTCAATAATGGGTGATTGAGGAAGATCAGCTACAAGATCTTCTGGAAAGTCATGGTAATATGCTGTAAGTTTAAGATCGTCTTTCCAGTTTTCAATAACTGAAAGAAGCATATTCTTGGCATAGGTTTTATAGCCGTCAGGGCTAAATGAAGTTACAAAATTAATCATGTTTCTTTTTTTCTACCTTTAATCTGTCTAAATAAAAATCTTTCCACTCTTTGGCATAGGTGCCATCAATTTTACGGGTAGGCTTCCAGTCTTTATAAACAGGACCGCCAGTTGTAAAATGAACATTCTTTGGTTCAATATTCTCTGGACTATGACCATCAAGCCAATTCCACTCTTGTTTAATGTTCCCTATATGTTCTGTTTCAAGCCAATAGAAGCCATGAAGCCATGAACCGGGCTTTGTATTTACATCGCCAATAGTAAGTTCTTTTGTTGCAGGATGGTCTAGGTTCCAAAGAACAAAAGAAGACCAGTTCTTTCTATTGTACAATGTTTGAACCTTACCATCCATCTTTGATACTTCAGTAGGATTATGGTTATGCTGAACACAGCTAATTGCTACGTTATGGTTGGCACCATGAGTGTCAAAGATTTCTGTAATGTCTGATCGGACATACATATCACAGTCCATAAACAAAGCAAGTCCACTATACTGATTTAGCATAGGGACTAGAAAACGTGTAAAGCTAAACTCTGTGGAGAATGGTTTACGATCAAAGGTATCAACCATACCATGTTCAGATAGTTCACCGCTACGCCAATAAAGGCCAGCCCGACGAACATCTGACTGTACAATAGGAACAATATTGTAATGATCTTTTGTATTAGCTTCAATTGACTTTTTCAGAACATCACAATAAATTTCTTCTGATGGATCGTAACCAATGTAAATTGTAGGAGTTTTATGGAACATTTATAGTTCTTCTAGTTGTTAATCTGATCTACCATTATATATTAAAAATTAAAGTTTGTCAATGTTTATTTAAAGTCTGGTCCTGTAAACCACCCTACAAGGGAATACCGCATACCCTCTTCTACAGGAGTAACCCTATGGTGCATAAAAGATGGAAATACTGTAATCGTTCCTGTAGACTGTAACTCTCTGATTGTATTATATTTATTAGGTATTGTTGGAATACCCCACTTTTCAATTTGAAAATTACCACCAGTGTAATTCTCATTTAAAGCAATTACAATGGTTAGTTTTCTAACCAAATCTTCACCGGGTGTTTCCGTTCCTATGTCTACGTGCCAATCATAGAATTGTCCCGGTTCATAGATACAAAATTGAGGCGTTTGAAATCCTGTAATATCTAAGTTCCATCCAGATTCTTCATTAGCCCTGTTAATATATAAGTACATTAGTGTAATAATATCAGGAGAGTTAAGCCAAGCTACTTTGTTATTACGTACTCTACTGTCAAACCTAGTACCGTCACGTTCAAATAAGCCACCAGTTGAAAGTTCTAGATCAAGACAAAGCTTAATCAGACCATCACAGAACGCTGCTGGTAACTCTTTCTTAAACGAGAAGTATGGAAATTCATAAAGCATTACTATTGTACAAGATCAACAACCTCACATACTCCAGCGGTACAGGCAAGCTGTTGGCTGCTGGTTGTGTTGTCTTGGCTTTCGTACTTTGAAATTTGTGACCAATCTACTTGCTTTGGCATCCTTGCCAGAAGTTCTTCATACTGTTCTTTAGTACAATCCTGATATGGTGCCTGATCATAGATATGGTCAGAATGTGGTAAAAATGAGATACCAGAACAAATATCAAAGTTTTCGTATACCCAAGCACCAACTGATACCCATTCGTTGTCACGCACAGAGATTGTAACAGAAGGCTTATGCTCTGTCCAGTTTAGTGCATAAGTCTTCCACATGTCAAGCTGTTCAATAGCAGTCATATCGTTACGGGTAACAGCACCGGGAGGTGCCTTCATTGGAAAGGAGAATACAACTACACGATCAGGATGAAACTTCTCAGGTTCATTTGGAATACCAGCATCCTGCATCAGCTTGGTAATGGGATCTTTAATGTCACAACGTACAGTACGAACATAGTACTGGCTATGTCGTGCATGAATACCGCTTGCAGCGTCTGTTAGCTGACTTACAGTGCCTGAAGGCTTGCAGCATGTCACAGCAGTAGACTGTGGGATACCTAGCTTCTCTGCCCACTCCTTATTAGTTTTAACGGCATGTTCACGAAGTACTGAAAGAAACTTCTCATCCGGCTTATTAGTAATTGGTGCATCCATAATACCAGTTAGTGATACACCAAGCAGCCGTTCTTCTTCTGTATTCTTCTTCCAGACTTTCCGTAGATATGGGAAGTTAGTAAAGGTTGACTGAATTGTGCCAAGGACGGCAGCAGCCCAGACTTTATCCTTGAGGGTAGCTTCTGTATCTGAAGAACGAACTACAACCTCAGTTAGATTGCAGAACTGGTATGGACGAAGAATAATCTCTGAACATGGATTGGTTCCAAATTCATGTTCTACATTACGTCTACCATTCTTTGCTGCGTGTTTAGTTGCAGCCTGACGGGAGAAGATACCACGTTCACCAGATTTACTTTCTACAAGTGAAAGCCATTCACGCAGGAATGTTTCTGTATCTGGTTTGTCTTCATAGATTGCAGAGTTATTGGCTAATGCACGGTGAGGAGAATAAGTCCACCACTCACCTGACTTAGCCCTTCGCATATGATCGTCCTGTAGGTCTGACAGGCTGATCATTGCAGACCGACGAACACCACCAGACACAACAATATCTGCAACCTTACACATAATATCGTGACATTCAAGAGTATTTAGTTTTCTACCAGCAGCCTTCTTGAATGTCTCAACACAGAATTGGAATAGTTCTACAAGAGGTTCTGGTCCTGATGCACGGCCACCAAAAGTCTTTAGGCGGGAACCGGCAGGACGAACCTTTGATACATCCCACTTGGGAACTTCACCACTATATAGCATAGCCAGAAGTTTACGGAAAGCTTTAGCCCAACCTTCTTTGCTATCGTGAACTTTGATAATATCTTCTGAATCAAAAAGCTTCTCTGGAATTTCAGGAAGCTTATTTGTGTATCGTGCCTCTACGCTATAGCCAACACCTGTTCCACAGAGCAGGATCATCATGGCTTCGTCAAAGGACTTAGGGTCGTCGATAGGCAGATAACTACAGTTATAACCAGCAATGTTCTGACGCTCAAGTGCCTCTCCAGCAGTCATCATACAACGCATCGAAG